CTGTATTACCTGCTAATGCTGTTGAACCTGATGTTCCTAATTGTAAAAGAGCTGTATTACCTGCTAATGCTGTTGTTCCTGTTGTTCCTATTTGTAAAAGAGCTGTATCACCTGCTAATGCTGTTGAACCTGATGTTCCTAATTGTAAAAGAGCTGTATTACCTGCTAATGCTGTTGAACCTGATGTTCCTAATTGTAAAAGAGCTGTATTACCTGCTAATGCTGTTGTTCCTGTTGTTCCTATTTGTAAAAGAGCGGTATTGCCTGCTAATGCTGTTGTTCCTGTTGTTCCTAATTGCAATGTGGACAAAGTTCCCGTTGTTGAGGGTAATGTTAAAGTGTTATGATCGGATAATGCTGATGCTCGTAATGTTGTATATTTCCATAGTCCTGGTGAAATATTCATAGCTGTTCCAACCAATTTAAAATCGTTATTTGCGGTTTTATCTGCCCCGCCGCCAACAATAATTTCGTTGCTGGACATAGTAGTAAAATCTTGCAACGCACTATTAGCGTTGCTTTCAACCGTGTCTAAATTTACTGATTGTGTAATGGTTATATGATCTGTTTTAACTTTTGATGCAAAAGCGCTGGACTCGATTGTATCTAAATTTACTGCTTGTGATACGGTAATATGCGCTAATTTAGATAATTCGCTTGTTTCCACACTTGAAATTCCAATGTCGCCGTCTGGGTCTGAAACAATTATTCTATTTCCAGTATGTCCTGAATTATTGAATTTATTATTAGTATTCGCCGTAATATTTAATGTATTACTTGCTTGTTGCCCCGCCAAAGAATCTAAATTTACTGATGATGATACGGAAATTTTATCTAATTTTGACTGTTGTCCTAACCTTAATGTTTCTAAACTTTCAACTCTAAATTCTAAATCATTTTGCGCAGTTTTATCTGTTGTATTAAATTTATTCATTTATATTATACCTTTATAAAAATTTATATATATATATTCATAATTTTTTTAGAATATATATATATAATATGATGTATAAAATAACCACATATTCTAAAAAAAAAGCAAAGAATTTAGGGCTAATTATTAAATTATCAACGCGAAAAAACAAAAAAATAGATGTTTTCAAAAAAGAAAAAGGAAAATTAACTAAATTAGCCAGTATAGGACATGTTGATTATTCAGATTATCCAACATATATTAAATCTCACGGATTAAAACATGCCAACGAAAGACGACGATTATATAAAATAAGACATGAAAAATATAGACACATAAAAGACACACCTTCTTATTTTGCTGATAATATTCTTTGGTAAATTATTTTTTATCGAATTTTTTAACTTTACCTGTTTTTTTCTTCTCTTTTTCCGCTTTTTTTAAATTTTTCTTACCAATTTCTTTTAAAGTTAAAGGTGTTTTCTTTGTTATTTTTTTTGTAGGACGAAATATATCGCCTTTTTTCTCGTATTGTGTTTTTCCTTTCCGTGTTTTCCAGTCTTCCTTAAACCATCTTGACAACCCCTCTTTTTCCTTTTTTTTACCAATATAAGCATTATCACTTCCAGTTTTCTTTTTATACATGTCTTTATATTTTTTAACAATAGTACCAGATCGATAAGCACTATTTATTTTATTTTTTGAGATAATAATTTTTTTTGCTTTTTCATACAAAGTTTTATCTTTTGGTATACTCATTATAAATAATAGCTATAAAAAATAATTATTATTTATTAATCATTTTATTTACCTTTTGAAATAATAAACTGGAGAGAATTTATAAAAAAATACCACATTAATCAAACTTAATAACAATATTTTCTTTTTTTTTAACATAAGTTCCTTGTTGTGTGTCTACACTATGCCCCATATCATTCGCGGTCTTTTGTTTTTCTTTTATTGAGGTTTCATCACCGTATTTTTCTGTTAAAAAGATATGTCTTATCATAGTGCTACTTATTTTTTTACCTGTTTCTTTGAAAGTTTTTTGTAAAAATCGCGTTAATCCGTTTTCTGTCATCTTTTTCTCACCAGTTCTTTCTGTTAAAAGAAATTCTGTTTTATTAAAACAAAGCCATAAATTAATAATAGAGTTTAAATCTTTTGGTATAGAAATTCTTTGTATTCCATGTTGTTTTCTTGTTTTATAATTTGAAAAAACAAAGGTTTTTTTATTTCTTGAATATATAACCAGGTAATTCGTTTTATCTTTTATTTCATCACTTACTTTTCTGTATTCATTATGGGTAATAATTTTAACAGAGGCATATATATTTCTACGGGGTGGTATTAATAAATATAATCCTGAAACTAAATATTTTTGTAATAGTTCTCGATCTTTAATATTTGGGTTTTTTTTACATGTTTGAGTATATCCTAATTTCTTTATTTTTTTCCTATATCCTTCCATTATACTTTTTAATGATTCCATAGAAGACCAATTAACTTTTTGCTTTTTTGATTTGCCTTGATTATCCATATCTTTATTATATTTGTCTTGTTCTAGAATAAGCATTGCAAGATATTTCTTGCCAATATTACTAAAACCTTTTTCATATTCACCTTTTCCTTTTGGTGATAAAACAACAATTATCGAAGAAATATAATTCTTTTTTGTAGAAATTTTATAAGTGTCCAATAGTTCAATAATTTTATTGTATTTATTTTTTAGAAAATTAATATTACTAAATGGCTTACCAGTAATATTCATAGCGAGTTTATTAACATTAGTAGTATAGATTTTAAGGGTGCTGTCTTTGACTTTACGATTTTCTTTAATGATTTTTCTTAATTCTTCCATTTATATATTATAACACAGAAAAAAATATATCATAAAACTAAATAAAACTAATATTAAGATAAAAATTCGGTTATAAATCTAAATAATTGATAAAAATCCGCCATAAATCTAATAAATAGAATGTAAATGTAAATAAAATAATTATTTTATTTAGTTTTATACCCTATTTTGCCCTCTAAAATTAGATTTATTTAGATTTATAGCATAATATATATATAATTATTTAGATTTATTTAGATTTATAGAAATTATTTTCTAACTCATTAATATATGAGATTATTAGAATTATTTTCTGGGACTGGATCTGTTGGAAAAGTTGCAAAAGAACTTGATTATGAAATTGTTAGTTTAGACATTAATGATTACAAAGGTAAATTTATACCAACGCATAAAGAAGACATAATGACATGGGACTATAAACAATATGACAAAGATTATTTTGATGTTTTATGGGCATCTCCTCCGTGTGTTTATTATTCGACATTGCAAAGTTGCTGGTATGGTATTAAAAGAAAAGATGGTTTGTTTACAAAAGAAAAACATCACCTATTAATGAATATTGCCGATGAGTGGGTTAAGAAAGTTTTTGAAATTATAGAATACTTTAATTTAAAAAAGTGGTTTATTGAAAATCCAAGAACAGGATTGTTAAAAACTAGAAAATTTATTGAATTTGTACCTTACATAGATGTTGATTATTGTATGTATTGTAAATGGGGATACAGGAAAGCAACTCGTATATGGACTAATGTTGATTATAAAGGTAAAATATGTAATCGACAATGTGGTAATATGAAGGAAGATAATAAAAAAAAAAGACAAAGTCATCGTGTTAATTTATCAAAAGATATAAATAAATTAGATAGATATAAAATACCACCTAAATTAATTTCAGAATTATTGACATGTTAATTCTTTCTTTTTTTTCATTCTTTCTTTTTCGTATTTTGTATATGCTCTTACTTTGTAAGGATTTAATTGAACTTCATTTCTATATTTTTCTCTCTGTTTCTTATTTGTTAATCGTTTTTTTTCTGCTTCTTCTTCCGGTGTTAAAATAACTTTTTCTTTCTTTGGTCTTCCTCTCTTTTTTTTAATCATTATAAAAACTATAAAGATTAAAAAATTTTATTCTTGGTTCATTAATAAATACATAAACCATTGGTCGTTTAATTCTTCTAAATTAAATTCATCATAGTTTAATTTAATTGTTCCAGATATATTACTATTTAATTCACAGTTAAAAATAGGTTTTAAATTTGATTTATCTTTTATTGCCTTTACATGAGGCGGTTCAATTGCTCCGTATGATAAAATTTTATTATATAATTCAATGGGTAAATTCATATTTAATTAATAATAATATTTTATTTTGACTAATTTATTTACCTTTTATTTTTTATAATTAGAGAGAATTATAAAAAAAAGAAATTAAAAAAGCGTGTATTTATTGATGAATTAAAAATTGACACTAACATTTAATACGGTGGTAAAATTAAATAGGTCATAAAAGAATAAAAAAAAGATTTATTTAATTCATTTTTCTCTCCAATTATAAAAAATAAAAGGTAAAATGATTGAGTTAATTTTTTATTTTATTTTTTTTCTTCATTTCAACGGCATCTTTTAACCAGACAATATCTTTTGGTAAATTCATTTTCCAACAATAATAAAAACAATCAAAATTGCAAGCATTTTTCCATTTATCCGGTGCTTTTCCGTTGACTAATTTATTAAAATGAATTCTTTTTCTTGGTATAATTATTTGTATTTGATTTTTTTCATCAACAAATAAATTACGAAAATATTGAGTATTTATTTTCGAAGAAGGCATGATTAAAATAAAAGGTTTATTTAATTCTTTTAATCTTATTAAAATTTCTTTACATAACGAAAACGGTGGATTCGATACAACGCAACCTCCTCGATCATTTTCAAAAAAATCAATATTTTCATGTATAGTATCAAACCCTAACTCTGTTAAAAACTTTCCACTTTCACCATCGCCATAAAAAGCCTCCCATATTTGTTTATCTTTTGGTATGTATTCTTTAATATTTTCCCACGCGTATTTTGGTGTCATATAATCATCATGTTTAATAAATGTTTTTGTTTGAAATCCAGCCATTATATATATCTAAACTATTTTAATTTATTAGATTTATTTCACTTTCATTTTACCTTTTATTTTTTATAATTAGAGAGAATTATAAAAAAAAGAAATTAAAAAAGTGTGTATTTAATGGTTAATTAAAAATGTATACTAACATTTAATACGGTGGTAAAATTAAATAGTCCATAAAAGAATAAAAAAAAAATTTATTTAATTCATTTTTCTCTCCAATTTATTATTTAAAAAGGTAAAATGAAATAATAAATTTTAATAAATAAAAATAGTTTTGTTATATTTGTAATGCTTCTTTTTTTCCAAGTTTATCAAAAACATATAACCAGGCTAAACACCTTTGTCCACAGTTCTCTTCAAAAATATTTTGTTCCGCATCATCTTCCGTATTTAAAACATTCTTTTCTAAATCAATAATAGATTTTGCTTTTCTACCAAAACTATCATAAAAAATAACATCTTTACCGCTTTTTGCTAATGCGATCCAATGACTTCCTCCTTCATTTTTCTTATCTAAATTACCTATACAATACGGTCTTTTTTTTGTAAGCATAGGTAAAGTATCACTTGCAAAAGTTCCACAGTATTTATCGCCAAACATTTTAGTACCATGTTTAGTTAATTGACTTGAATATGTTGACTTATTTCCTAATTCTTTTTCTATTTTTTTTAATTGTAAATTATATAATTGTATTGATTTAGAATTGTTTATTTTTTTTTTTTTTTTTTTTTTTTTTT